GCATGTGATAGTTTAACCAGGATTGCATCCAGAGTCTACCATCCCCACCAACATAGTCCCATACAACATCCTTTAACTCACAATACAGATCATAGAATAGTGGAGTTGCTGATACCATTCCAAAGAAATTATATTTGTTATACGCCCAGGTATGTCCTTCTTCAAATGGATTATCCATGACGGATTTTTCAATGATATCAATCATCTCATTTTGATATCTCATAATCAAGTTAGATTTATGCATAGGTTACCACTAGCACAACACGACGATCCTTCTTAGGCATAGCATGACAGTGTGGTCCTTCAAATAAAATAATAGAATCTTCCTCTGGATAGAATACATCATCCCCAACGATGGTTTCACCACCAGCATCAGTCAGGTATATCAGGACATTCTTATGTGGGAATGTATGATCCTCATGCACAGCACTAATCTTAGGATTAGTTACTAAAGGATCAACAGCATTCGCATTCATCCTAAGAAGATAGTTGAAGTCCATATCTTCATTAGCACGACAGACCTGAGCAAAGTAATCTAGAAAAACATCTAGATGATTAGACAGTGCTTTCGGAAATCCAGAAAACTCAGGTCTCTCTAAGAAGGTATGACCATAAAAATAAAAACTATCGTGTGAGTTTTTACTACAAAACCATGGAAACAATTCACCCAAGACTTTAGATTTCAGATCATAGTAATCTGGAGTCTTTGGATTCACCAATACTCGCATCATAATTAACAATCATTAAATACTGTGCCAACTTGTGACCCAAGCTCAGACCCTGCCTTCTGTCCTAGAAGCAGTGCCCAACCACCTGCCAACCATCCTATGTAGGGGATGCCAGCGACTGCAGGGACAGCGACACCAGCAGCAATAGCACTACCTGCCATCGCACCTTGTGACCGTGCTCCAGCGTCCGCCACTAAACACTCGGCGCTTACACCTCCTGTCTTTCCCACTTCACCTATTTCACCTCCCCCGATGTTACGGGTGCCATCCATGGTGTATTGATCGTAACGAGTCTCGCTACGCTTCTCACTACCACCACCAAACAATCCACGCTTATCCTTATCCAGATTCAGAGATCTATGTGACTCTAGAATGGCAGGATCGTTGGCCTTGTATTCAATACTATAACCCTCCTTGTTTGCCTCAACCTTATAGGATGAGTAAGGAGTCCCCTGTGGGATGTTAATAGTAGGGACCTGTGGGATGTCAGGTTGCTTAGGTTTATGGATAACATATCCAAGCAAACCAATGTGGGCGATGGCAAAAGCACCACCGACCACACCTGCTGCTATCTTGATTTTGTTATTCATGGCAGTGAGGGGATAGATGCACCTCCAGTTGCCTTAGGCAACTCGGGTGTTGCTGAGTCCATGAGACTTGGAAGCGCAGCACTGATTGCCTCAGTCGCAGCTTCAGCAACCCTACCCATTAGGTTGGATCTGATTGCTTCTCTTTGCATGTAAACATACGTACCACCACCAATGATGGATGCAGTCCCAAGGAATGATAGGACTGCTAGGGCATTAAATACTTTCTGCATTTTTCTCCTCTTTTTTTCCGATTGACGGGGCTTTCTTTGGAGCATTACCATTTTTCGCAGGCGAAAGTCCGAAGGCAGCTAACGAGCCGCTGAAGACTGAGGCTATGAATGTAGGATCGAAATCTAAGATTTTCTGTCCGTTAGGAAGTCGGACGTAACTGAAGGTGAGTAGGGATGCGGACCAGATCAGGACCACAACTTTCACTAAATTACCAAGAACTTCACTTTTGTCTTCATCATTTTCCTTCTCATCTACAGCAGGCTTTGTGTCTGCCATGATAAGTTATACCTCTGCTGGTTGTTTTTTCTTTCCAATGTTATATTTGGACTCAAGAGTCCATTCACCTTTGTCCTTGAAGGACAAAACTTTAATTTGATTCAGGGGTGCTAGGTCAGCGACCTCTTCCTCTCTCGCGATTGCAATCAAACCCCAGTCTGATAACAATTTTGCAATGCGATTTCTACGTTGGATGTCATTCGTGGTGATGTTGGTTGGTTTTCCATCCAACGCAAACAACTCCTTGAAGTGTACAACGTAATACTTACCACGTTTGTGGAGAATGTGACAAGACTGATACAGTTTGCGCTCTTTCCTAGACGCAACACCAATACGGGTGAGGGTTTCTCTTACCTTGAGAAAATCGTCGGGTTCTTTAAGCGTCACTTCCAGCATCATGTCTTGAGACCATTGGATCTCGTCGCTCATTTCTTACCTCCAGTATTCAATTTAGATGCAATAATTTGTAGTTGGTCCTGGGTTAGAATCTTTAGCGCCGCTTGTGCTTTCTCAGTGTTGTAACCATAGTATTGTTTAACTAGGTCAAGATCACCGTCCTTTATCTTCTTGTCCCATGGAGAAAATCGTTTCGACTTTCTCACACTATATAGGTAATATTGATATTGTAGATCGTTATCAGCGTGGTCGCACATGTTCATCATGTTAGCGTGCATCAACGTGTCAATATGATGCATCATACATTTGTTGATAACGTATGCTGGATACTTCTTCATGGCAACAGGATCCTCTGTGAGATCTCCCTGCTTTAGATTGATGCTGTTGAGATAATCTTTGAGAGGGATGTCATACTGTTTCATAGAGGGATGCCAAAGGAGTAGATTCAGTGAAGTTAGTGACCAGCAATTCGGTCTTGAGTTTATTGTCTGCCCTATGCTTCATGCCATAGGTGATCTTAAACTCTTCCTGGTTGAAGTCCTTGTATGCTTCCTTCAACTCGTCGTCGATATTATATGTGACCAACCAATTATGTGGACACTGCTTACAATCATCTACAAATTGTAAGTGATTAAAATTCTTATGCATCTCTGCGTTGGTGCCATACAAAAATGTCTTGATCTTGTATGGGGGATCCAAGAATACAAAGACGTTGCTACGCTCACTGCTGTCTTCATGCATCACTTCACTGTAATCAAGGTTAGTGATGTGCCAATTCTGAATCACCTGAGAGATACCCTTCAAATGATTTGCACCACGAGTGGTAAAGTTTTGTCTGGATGCAGTCTTAGAGAAGGATGAGTTTTCAGTCAACCCGCTATAGCTGCACTTATTAAGAATCCAAAAAAGCACAGCTTGCCGAAAAGTATCCGCCTTGGATATCTCTGATTTAGCAGAGATGAATAACTCTTTAGCTTTCTCTTCGGTGCTGTTTTCGACCTTGATGTTATAAAGGGTATCTGATAACTCATCACCACGGTCTTGAAGAGTTTTCCAGAAACTATACAGATACTCATACTTGTCATTGATCCACACAGGGATGTCAGGATACTTCTGAGAGAATAGCAGTGCTACACTCCCGCCCCCAACAAAGGGCTCACGGAATTCTTTGATATCACTTGGGAATTTCTCAAGCAACATCTTTGCTACCCTTGATTTACCACCAGGATAACGGAGTGGAGTTTTCAAATACTTCATTGTATAGAGACTTTAAGTTGTGGTAAATCCCATGGACCCATATTGATCTTCCCTTCTGGGAATACATTGAATGAGATAGTCCATCGGTCATAGGTATCTAGTTGACGCCCTGAATAGTGCTTCAACCAGGAGGGGAAGAGGATCAATTTATTCTCCTCGGCATCAACTTTCTCAGCAGCACCGCCCCATTCTCTCTCCATCATATCATGCTGGAAGACATCTAGTGTATCAGATGTGCGAGGTGTAACAGGATCTTCAAAGAATGTAGGAGCACCAGGGGTGAGGTAATAGACAGCACTTAGATAGGACATTGGATGCCTATGTAAGGGGTGTCCAAACCCACTCTTTGCAGGTGCATGATTAAACCACATGGAGGAGATCTCTAGACCATCACAGTATAGTTTATAATGATACCTATACTCTGCCAAACAATTCCAGAAGAATTGTCTCAACTCAGTGATGGGACCTTCTTCAAGTTTATGCAAGTCAGGACGTGAAGTGATAACACCCTCAGGAAAGTTTGACTGCTGGGATGGATACCCATCCATAGATTCAATCACACGTTGGTTGAGAGTCTCATCAGGTTGCATGTATGTCCTGCACACGACAGGAAACATAGGTAATTCAGTCCCTTGCATATTCGTCAAGATTCAATGGTCCAAGATTCTTCCATCCTTCAGTCTTAACTCTGGCCATGGGTAATCCATGTCCACCTGAATTGATGTCACCTGAAGGGAAAGTATTAAATGCGATAGAGTATCTATCAACATCTTCAGTGTTAGGTGCAGAGGCATGAATCATGTAACTAGGGAATAGTAACAGACCACCAGCACCACCATGGTATGCCAACTCCCTATCGACTGTGCCGTCTAGGTAGAAGGATCCCCACTCCCTCTGGAAGAGAGGGTCAACAAAGATTGTTGGAGCACCCTGAGTGAGGTAAAAGATGCCACTGTAATAAGACATAGGATGTCTGTGAGCATCATGATGATGACCAGATTCTCCTACAGATTTGTTTGCCCATGCTTTGTTGACGACCAACCGATCACAGTTAAGACCAGTATCAACATGCATTGTGTCAACACACTGTTGAAACCACGACATGAGTGGAGAGAATGTTTCTCTCTGTTGAATGTCAGCAGAGGTAAGGACACCAGTAGGATCATTAAACGACTTATACTCCAGATCTTTTACAAGACCTAGAGTATTGTCAAGCAGAAGTTGACTACAACGAAACTCGTAACACTTGATAGGAAAAAAGTTTAGTGGTAGATAGTTTTGCCTCATATTACACCATCAAAACGATCATTCTTGTGAAGTAGGACACCATCAACCTTCTGCAGTAGATCTTCAAGAGAGTAATGCAGTTTGCGATACCCACTACCAACATAAAGTTGTCCAAAGACTACTGCAATAGTTGCAGCACCCCAAAAAATATAATAGTAATTCGACTTCACTTGCTTCTTCATAGCACCAGTTTTTTACTAGGAGTTTCAATTATACCAAACATTTGCTCAAACTGCTCGACGACTCCCTCCTGAGTATCAGTAGGACCATACACAAGGTAGTCTTTAGGCACAGTCACTGGAGTGTTACGACCAGCAAGCAGAGGTGCCCACGGAGCAAACCCCAGAGTGCCTTGTCCGTTAGGGATAGCAACAATAGGATTAGCGAGAGTGACATCAGTGTCAGTTTCTTCGATCAGATCGGCAACTACGTCCTCACCAGATCGCATACGCATTAGTTGTACATTCATTTGGTTTCACACCTCATCATTAACTCAGTCAGGAATGCCACCATGTTGATCTCTTGGTCAACAACGAAAGCAGACTTATACTGATACTCACTGATGACCAGCACTGCTTCAGGAATTGATTTGGGATCAAAATGGGTGTAGAGATTGTCATAGATCTTTCTCAT